TCCAAAAGGCAAGGACGTGGCCCCAAGCTTCCGTTCTGATAGACCTGCATGTTGATGCAGTCGTAACGTCGCCCTTTGGCTGGGCCTTTGTCGGGTCCGAGGCTATGCCAAGGACCAGCTTTCCAGTCTGAGAAGTTGGATCCAACAATTTCGTCTGAGGGCATTAGAGCACCCAGTCGTCACGCACATTGATGCCAATCGCAGCACGACTGTTCGTCGCCATGCTCTTGGCTTCCCTCATCTCGTCCCTAAACGTCGTATCAAACCTTTGAGCAAGTTCGGAATCACGGATCTTTTCAGCGACATAGATGCAAGTCTTTAACACGATTAAGTCATCAAACATGTTAGGAGAATCAACTGCATCACTCCCCGTTGTCGTTGCATCAGCAAATGCGTAGTAGTGGTGAGTCATCGACCAGACCTGGCTCGGCTTCGGGTACAAGGTAATGGTGTTGTACTCCAAGACGTAAGAGTGCGGGACACCAGAAGCAGCCGAAGAGTTTGCTATCGCCCGACGAAGCGTGATCTCCTCAAGAACAAGATCCAAGCTCGGAATCGTAATCGACCTGTGCACCCGACCACTCAACCCGTAAGCGGCTTGATCTACAACCGTGTTGAACGAAGCGCTAGCTCGATGCCAAGGCCAATCTTCACGGGTGCCGCAATGCTGAATTGCAGAGTTGAGGAAGATCCGAAGCTCAGCATCAGTAAGCCGGCCATCGGTGGCAGCAAGGTTGCAACGTGCTCTAACTGCTGCAAAGAGAAGCGTCTCAGTAGTCATTCCAACCCAGCCCCTCGACGCAACTGCCTTTTCTGAATAGCCATGAGGCGTTGCAGCCTAGACATGACTGTTGCGAACTCGCCCACAGCCCCAGCCAAGATCTCATTCTTGTTGGAAGCACTAGAGGAACTTGGTCTAGCTGTGGGCGGCGATGAAGAAAGCCCTCCAGGAGAAGGAGGTTGTTGCCTCATCACATCTAAACGTTGCATCAAAGACTCAGTGTTAGGGCTAATCTCCAAGTCCCCACCCGATTCGGGTGAAGCCGCCTTCGGAGGACCAGCAACAGTCGGAATCGGATTAGGGCTTGGGGCTTCTGCTCTGACATGGCCGTTGTTACGGCGAGCGTTCCGGACGGATGGATTCCGACCAGTTCTCATTGCTTGCAAACGTCTATTGCCCTGGATCATTTAGCCAACCTTAGTAGAGGCGTCCCCTGAAGCCCTGAATGTCTTTGATGACTGCAAGCTCCATGCGATCACCAGCTTCTTCGTATTGGTCATCAATAACCTTCTGCCTGTCATCAAATATTTTGTCGTTGTGTTTGTCCATTGCTGCCATCCGGGTTTCGATGGGTGTGCGGCGTGAATCTCCCCACTCCATGAGTCCGACCAGCATTTGTCCGATGTCAGGAGACGGATCAAGCGGCGCATGGCCGACCATCTGCTCCTCTCCTGGCTTGTCGTACCAAATCTCAATACGGTCTAAAACCCGGTGCTTTACAACAGTAAAGTACGGGTTTCCCTCCCACCCAATAGTTGGATCAGGGAGACGAACACGTTCTTGGATGTGTTCTCCAAGAGCTTCGTGCTCGATGCGCTGTTTAAGTAAGCGCTGCTTCTCTCTCCGATGCTCAAGTGATTGAGTGTATGTAGGCATGAGTCAATGGTAGACGAAGAGGGGCAGGCGCAGGCGGCCTACCCCTCTCCGACATTCTGACTTGGGGTGGTCAGATCACTTACCGATAACCAACACTTCGACGGTTCGACCGTCGATGTCATGGGTATTGGCGACTTGAGCCCCATCTTGCTCTACAGCAATGATTTTGCTCGTTGATCCCACCCAGTACATGCCGGCCATTGTGTCGCCGACATCGGGCATTCCAACGATCATGTTTTTGATCTCCGACAAGTTAAAGTCAGCCGCCGTAACAGCTTCTCCACCTGTTGGATACGAGGCATCAAAGGTCACAGTGGCCCAACGGACCTGATGTGACCCCCAAACATCTCGATCGTTAACGGTTACGGAGACAGCCATGGATCAGGCCTTCCCATACACAATGAATGGAGTGATGTTGGCGTCGTTGTCCAACGTCTCAATTTGGATACCACCGGCATCTTCCAAGAAGTACTGAATTTTCTTGGTTGCGTCGAGCCAAACAGCGTGGACATCAATCACTGGAATGGGACCAAGCTGGAGATGACTGAACGAGGTCAAACCGAAGTTTGACGCTGCGATCGTGTCTCCACCGGCATCAGTAGAAGCAGCACCCAAGAGGGTACCGATCACTATGACTCCGTTGAGCGTGTCGATGGTGTCTGCGATGGTTACCGAAGATGGAACAGACATAATCAGCTTCCTTCCGTGAGGTCTGAAATGATTCCGTGCACGTTCCGTTGGTTCGTGCAGAGCTGGTGGTACTTGAACATGGTTGCCTCGTACTCATCCTTGCCAGAGACACGGTTGAGGATGGCACCATCTTCGTTCATCCACTCCCAATCACTCATCTCGTGCTGTGTAAGAGCACCAAGATTGAGGAGGAAAGCGGTGTTGTTGGGACAGTCACGCTCGCCAATGATCGGCAACGTCACGTCGCCGCAGTCAATGGTGAGAGCCTTGAAGCCACCCTTAAGGGTGAGGCTTGCGCTGTCGTTGAAGCGCTTCTGAGCTTTCAACTGTGCGGCGTAGTTCCGTCGCACACCCTTCGAGGTCACACAGAAGTTGGGTGACTCGTCGGAATCCAGGTCGATCGTGTCGATGACAGTCTCGAAGAGATTGTCAGTCGCTGCACGGTTCGTACCGGAGTTGGAATTAGAAGTGGACTTCCAGATTTCGTAGGTGGCCGGGTTCACGTTGTGCAACGTGCCCGAGTTCGCCACAATCTCTCGAAGACCGATGAGTTCATTGCTCTGGTTACCAGTCCGAGTCACGAAGTGCGAAGACGATGTAGTCACCGCTGTACCAATCGTGATGGATTCCGAACCAACAGCTCGGTTGACTGCACTGATCTCCGTACCCGCAATGACCACCGAGTAATCGGCAGCGGTGCCGATATCGACAAGCATCCCAACCTCAAACTGACGCATGGCAGTGTTGCCAGTCGTCGAAGCGAGAATCACTTCTGTCGCACCCGAGGTTGTACCACAAGTAGCGATCGTCTGAGCCGTGTTGTTAAAGACCTGACGGTTTACATCTCGACGAAGATCCTTAACGCCGTACTGCATCTCTGAATCGAGAGAGCGGACGAAAGAGCCGGCATCGGATGCGGTCATCTTCATGACCTGGCCAGAGAGCTGGAGACGGAGGTAGTTGTGAGCCATGCCCACACGTTCCTCGGCCCATCCCTGGTTCTGGGCAGTTGGAAGAGTTCCACCTTCTGCCCGAGCGCCAACACCATGGTTGCGTTCGACGTGGAGAGAGAGGACCGCACGGCGACCCTCGATGTGTCGGCTGTTGCGCTCAATCTGGGAGAGCATCATCGACTTGTTATTAAGCTGTTCTACAGCCGGGGGGAGGTAGTACTCCTTGAGAGCTGAATCAATGTTTGTCGTGTTTTGAGCCATTGGGGCTTCCTTTCAGGATCGACAAATTAGAACCCACCATGATTGGTGAGTTTTGACTTCTGTCGCTCGACTGAAGGGTCCTGCCCTATGTCTTGCTCGGGGGGCCTGCCCCCGTAACACCACTATAGACAAAAAAGTTGGGATGCCACAAGCACCCCGACTAATCTCCTACTCCCCGCCAACAATGCTCGTAAGTAATTCCAACGTCGCATCGGACGCCATCCCGAAATCTATGATCTCTTCCGAAGGCGTCTCGGGAATGCCAGTACCACCAACCTGCCCGCCAGTCGGAGGAACAGAAGCAGGTTCAACAACGGGTGGAATAGGGATGACTGGGGTGGGCGGTGCACCTGCGGGGACGACAGGAGTCTCCTCTGCGACAGGATCTGAGGGTTGAATGCCCCGCTCCTGAAGAATGGCGTGAGCAGCCTGGACATCTGCGCCTGTCTCATCTGCTGCGGTTTGAAGGAGCATCTTGCCCTGCCACGAATCTGGGTTGTACCCGAGTCCTCGGATTTCTCCCAGAATGGCATTGAATCGCTCCCTCTGATCACTCGTACTGGCCTGTTCATTGAAGCGACTATCAACTGCTGAAACGATGTTCTTTTGGAACTCAGCCAGCATTGTCTTTAGTTGTTCCTCTTCCATTTCGGCTCCTGCCTGCGGTTCAGGAGCATCAAGTGACACTCCTGTTAGCTGTTCAACCCATGGGACAAAACTCTCCCCCATCCAGTTGACGGTGAGACTGCCGAGGCGATCTGCCGCTTCAGCCTGATCTTGCTGATTCTCCGATCCCATCTTGGCCAGAGTCTCCAGCATCCATGCCGTGTTTTCTGGATCAAGATGAGCGAATGCTTTCTTGAATGGTGCAAGCTCTACTCGACTTGCCGCTGCTTGCTCTCGTGCACGAGATAGCTCTGCCTGCCGTGCAACTTCATCCACTTTATGCTCCTGCGTCATTCATGGTCATCAGACCTGTGAGCTGGTCTTGGACATCAAGCTCGTCATAATCAAGGAAATCTGCTGGATCCGCTCCCATCTCTTCTAGAGGTGGTGCGCCCCCTGGGGGCAGTGCCCCTCCAGGTCCGGCCCCAGGGGGCATCATCATTGATGGATCTTGTGGAGCCAGCGCTGCTTCAGCGCCAGCTTCCAGACTTGCCATCTTAACTTCGGCAGCTCGTGCTTCGCCTTGATACTGCTTGTGCATCTTGATGTGGTTGTCGAAGTCAGTCCGAACCAGATCCTCAAGCATCTCCCAACGCTTTGTTTTCATAAAGCGTTCGTGCTCACGAATGTGGATGTCATGGTTGTCGATCAGGTGCCATTTGGGATCACCAATCTCACCACGAACCAACTCGAAGTTCTCACGACGAGCCTTGGCTGTGTCTGGGTCAATGGCAGAGATAAGAGTTTCAGCGCCAGGCATCTCAGCCACCTCGATGTATTGAGCTGGCTCAGAGATCAGACCCTGTTGCCACATCTTGTCGGCAATAGCAACCATCGCTGCTCTGGATCGAGGGACGATGGCATCAGTCGGAACTGTAACTTCGAATTGGCTGTTCAGATCCGAACCCTTGTGCTTGAACCGCTCAACTCCGATGTCGCCCTGAACGACAACTTCACGTTCTTCAGTAACTTCAGTCTGATAGATCTGGAGGCACATGCGAGCGGTTTCGCTCCAGCAACGTGCCGTCTCTTTAATCAATCTTGCCGTGGGGGAGTTGTCGTTATCGGTGAGGATAGAGATACCCAGGCCAGATTCGATGTTTGGGGGAGCTTGCCCACGGGACACGTCGTGCACACCCATGATGTCGTCAATAGCCATAGCGCATCGGTCAATGATGTTTTCGTAGGAGGCATCAATTTTGGGTGGGTCAAAACCTTGAGGCATTTCGACTCCCTCGGGCCACGGCACCCAACCTGGCTGGTCATCCATTTCCTCCACGAACGAACGAGCGGCGGAAGGGTAAACGACCTTCTTGGTCGCTAGTTCCTTGGCGTGCTCGGCTATCCCACTCCAGATGTGGTTCATGAGGATCTGGACTTTGCGAACGTCGTTCATGTAGGTAGTCCCGTACCACTGATTCTCCTCAATGGATTCTCGGGCGACGGCAATGGGTAGACGATCATCGAATGGGAAAGGCCACTTGCCTTGATCGACAATTTTGCCGTCAACCTCAACCATCCACTTGCCCTTGGTCTTCTGCTTCCCACCCATCGGGCGTTCGTAATAGGTAAGCACCCGAGTGAGCTCAGGTGTGGGGTTGTTCGATCCGAAATCTTGGTTCAGGAACTGGTTCTGGAATGGACCCAAACCTGACTTTGCGTCAGCAGGCGGCGT